CATGGCAATGATCGATGACGTAGCAAAAACTATCACTACGTTTATGAAAGACTATCGTGATATGAATCCTGAAGAGCGTCCTAAGGTGTTGTTTGTAGTTGACTCGCTCGGTATGCTTATGAGCCCAACTGAAGTAAATCAGTTTGAAGCAGGTGATATGAAAGGTGATATGGGTCGTAAGGCTAAAGCACTTAAAGCACTTGTAACTAACTGTGTTAACATGTTTGGTTCGCATAATGTTGGACTTGTTGCAACTAACCATACGTATGCATCGCAAGACATGTTTGACCCAGATGATAAAATTGCAGGCGGACAGGGCTTTATCTACGCTTCGAGTATCGTTGTCGCAATGAAAAAGCTCAAACTAAAAGAAGACGAAAACGGTGTAAAAGGTAGTACTGTACACGGTATTCGTGCTAAGTGTAAAGTAATGAAAAGTCGCTATGCAAAGCCGTTTGAAAGTGTAGAGGTGCGCATTCCTTATGCGACAGGTATGGATCCACACAGCGGATTGTTGGACTTGTTCGAAGGCAAAGGACTTGTTGAAAAGCAAGGCAATCGTTTGAGATATGTAACAAGCGATGGCGAAGAAATTCTTGAATATCGCAAAAACTTCAAAGGTGATATCCTTGATCGTATTATGACTGACTTTTATAATAAAGAAGCTGAATTGGTAAATACCGATGAAGTTGACGTAGAAGCAACTGACAATAATACAATCGAGGAAGCCGACACAAATGAATGAAGAACAGATTGCCGATTTTTGGATGCTGTTTAAAGAGTATCTAGACAAGAAACATGTTGAAACTGCCGCTGAAAGATATGTTGACATGCTAGCAGACTATGGAGTTAGTGACGAAACTCTTCAAGAATGCTTCGGTGTTGACAGCACACTTGATGCGTCAATCAAATACTATCTTGATCTAGACGAAGATGTTTATGAAGATGACGAATGGGATGAATAATGGGTTGGTACTCGGAAGTATCTAGAGACATATCAAAGATTCCTGACGCTGTGGCATATTTTGAAGGCGAGCTTGCAAATGCAAAAGCAGAATGCAAGCTTGCCGGTAATGTAGAAAAAGCCGCGGCTGCTATGCCTGGCGTCGTAGAGCATCGATTTAATCAACTTCAAGAAATTGAAGCTATATTAAATTATCTCAATATAGAGCTACGTAGATTGCGTAGCTCTTACTTCAAGAAATATCTCGAAAATTATCAACGAGCTCTGTCTAGCCGCGACGTTGAAAAATACGTTGACGGTGAGGCAGACGTTGTTGACTATGAAAAGATCATCAACGAGTTTGCACTTATGCGTAACAAGTGGCTAGGAGTTCTCAAAGCACTTGATCAAAAGCAGTGGCAGATTACAAACGTTGTCAAATTGCGTGTAGCAGGAATGGAAGATGCATCTATCTAACTATTTTGAAGAATTAATTCAAATACAAATGAAAAAAACAAAAGGTCAACAAATGACCGAAGAAGAGTATCGTTACATTTCTAGCTTTCTAGGTAATATCAATTTTTTGGTTTTCGGTTGCGGTGTCGACAGCCAATTATGGAATTATTGTAACCAAGCAGGATTAACAGTATTTTTAGAAGACAATCCTAAATGGATTAATCCCGAAGATAAAAATGTATTCGAAGTAAAATATACTACAAAAAGACCTGAATATAAAGACTTATTAAAACAATATCAAGAGGGTAATTATATTAATCTTACTATGAAATTACCAGAAATTGTAAAAAGTACAAAATGGGATGCAATTTTTATAGACGCACCTAATGGTCATAAAGACACTAAACCTGGAAGAATGCAAAGTATTTTTACCGCATCTAAATTAGCTAATTCTAATACAGAAATATTTTTACATGACTGTGATAGAGATATAGAAGATATCTATAGTAAAGAAATGTTTTCCTTATGTTTGAAGCAGTTAACAAAGCTAAGGCATTTAAGGGTATAAACTGAAAACAGTTTTGTGTGGTAAAAAAATAAATGAAAAATAAAACAATCATAATTTCTGGTGCAGACTCTTATAGATACGGAGCACATAAAAATCACCAACATTATGCAGATTTACATGGAATTAACTATAAATTTCATTTAAGTAGCGGTCTTAAAAATCCATTTTTTACTAAATGCTATGCCGTGCTAGATAGTTTTGAAAAGGGCTATGAGAATGTATTATGGATAGACGACGATGCATTTTTTATAAATCCTAATTGGGATTGTTTATCAGTATTTGAGCAACATTCAGAGGATGTAATTGTAACACAAGGTAGAACAAACAGAAAAATTAGCACTACACTTTTTAACAATGGTATTATGTTTATTAAAAATACAGATTGTATGCAAGACTTGTTTGAATCGATACCTAACACACCTTGGAAAGAAGTTCAAAATAACTGGAACAAGGCATGGGGTCCTTGTGAAGGTAATGATCAACCTCGTATGATTTACCTTACACAGACTCGTTATCCCGAAGCAGTTAAGATATTAGAATATCCGGGTTTCAATGCTCATGAGATTACTTTTAAGAAGAGAAAGAGTTTTCTAGAAGAAAACCCACCTATCGTACACATTGCCGGAACTAATAAAGAAGGTAAGATAGAGCGTTTTACTAAAGTTACAGGAATATCACTTCCCTAAAACTCTAAAAATCTGAATACTAAATATCTACATGAAAACAATCGTACTTGTAACAGGTGGGTTCGATCCACTACATTCTGGACATATAGAATATTTCAAATATGCAAAAAGCCTAGGCGACGAGCTTTGGGTGGGTTTAAATTCAGATGAGTGGCTAACTCGTAAAAAGGGAAGACCATTCATGCCATTTGCCGAGAGACTGGCTGTTGTGCAAAATTTGTTTATGGTAGATACTGTGTTAGATTTTGACGACACAGATGGTTCTGCCTGCGGCGCAATTTTCAAAACAAAATCTATAGCAGGCATAGATACTAAAATCGTTTTTGCAAACGGTGGCGATAGAACAAACGCAAATATTCCTGAATTAGTAATGTATGGCGATGATCCACAGATCGAGTTTGCCTTTGGCGTTGGGGGCAGTGATAAAAAGAATTCAAGCAGTTGGATTCTTGAAGAGTGGAAGAATCCTAAGACAGTAAGAAATTGGGGTTGGTATAGAGTCTTAGATGATAAGCCAGGCTACAAGGTAAAAGAACTAGTAATAGAACCTGGCAAGAGCCTGAGCATGCAAAGACATTTTAAAAGATCAGAACATTGGTATGTTTTAAAAGGCCAATGCAAAGTGTTAACCGAATGGCAAGGACATCCTAACGAAATTACTCTGTCTGAAAGAACATCTGGGTATGTAATAGAGAAAGAAACATGGCATCAAGGGATTAACAAGACTGATAAACCTTGTCATATACTAGAAGTACAATACGGCGAACAATGCGTCGAAGAAGACATAGAAAGAAGAGATCAATGAAAGTATTTGTAGGCTACGATCCAAGAGAAGACATTGCATATCAAGTGTGTAAACACAGTATTTTGAACAAACAGCCAGATGCTGATGTTAGGCCACTAAAACAACAAGAACTAAGAGATGCAGGTTGGTACAATCGTCCTGTTGATAAGCTGGCTAGCACAGAGTTTACATTCACTAGATTTCTTGTACCAGAACTGTCTGAATTCAAGGGCTGGGCACTGTTCATGGACTGCGACATGATTCTTACAACAGACATTAAAGAACTGTTTGATCAGGCAGATGATCAGTATGCTGTAATGTGTGTTAAGCACGATTACAAGGTTAAAGAAGGCTATAAGATGGATGGACAAAAACAAACCATCTATCCACGAAAGAACTGGTCAAGTGTGATGTTGTTTAACTGTGCGCACCCTAGTAATGCTGTACTTACACAGGATCTAGTAAATGAGACAGAGCTCAATGGTGCTTACTTCCATAGATTTAGTTGGCTCAAAGATGAAGAAATCGGCGAGTTAGATCACACATGGAATTATCTAGTAGGTGTATATGATGATATAGCAAAACCTAACCTAATACACTATACAGAGGGCGGCCCTTGGTTTGAAAATTATAGAGACTGCGAGTTTCACGAACTATGGAAAGCAGAACTGTTCGACATGATGAAGTAAATGAAATATTTTGCATGTACATCAATGAACCAAGAATACTACGATGCTATCGGCTTTAAGATGCTGGATACATTTAGAAATTTTTTTCCTGTCGAAGTAAATCTATATTCTGAAGACCTTGATAATTCATTAAAAATAAACTACAATGTTGAAAATTTCCTGTCAGAGCTAGGCGAAAGCAGAGCTAGAGGATTTGCATATAAGGCGTACAGTCTAATTGACGCTTTCGAAAAAGATTGTGATAGAATAATTTTCGTAGATGCTGATATAATTTTGTTTCAGCCGATTGATATAATCTTCCTAGACAATCTTATGTCTGATCAAATTAGTACTTACATAGGAGTAACACACCCTAAGTTCGGCAGTCACGCTGATAGTTGTTTTTTCATCTTAAACAAAAATCATCCTTTTTTTGAACAGTTTGCAAAGGAATACATACGAATTTATGAAGAAAGAATAATTTTAGATGAATCTAAATTTGTTAAACCTA